TGGGCCCTGTTGACAGGTGGGGAACCAGCGGACCAGGACCTCCGGGAGCTTGTGGGCTACCTGCACGCCTACGGCTTCCGGGTGGCGCTGGAAACGAGCGGGACGGCACGCGGCCACGTGGGCGCCGGCTGCAACTGGGTTTGTGTGAGCCCGAAGCTGGGGAGTTCCAAGCCCGTCCTGACCGACGTGATCGAGCACGCGCACGAACTGAAGATGGTCGTCGGCAAGCCAGACGACGTGACAAAACTGGAGGACCTTCTGGCTGGGGTCCACTTTCAGGGGACGGTATGCCTGCAACCCATGAGCACGAACCCGGAGGCCACGCGCTTCTGCATCTCGACCTGCCAGCGGAAGGGCTGGCGCCTCTCCCTTCAGACCCACAAGTGGATCAACGAACGATGAGCCCTCTACAGCAGCACCCCAAGGTTGACTTCGAGCGCCTCCAGATCATCGGACGCGACCTTCTCCTGGCCATCGGCGAGGACCCGACGGAGGACCGCATCAAGGAAACGCCGCTGCGCTGGGCGAAGTGGTGGCGCGAGTTCATCGAGCACGACCCTGGCAAGGTCGAGACCGCCTTCGCCACCGAAGCCACGGACCAGATGGTCGTCGTGTCCGGTATGAAGGTCTGGAGCCTGTGCGAGCACCACCTCCTTCCCTTCTGGGCCCAGGTCTCCATCGGCTACATCCCGAACGGGAAGGTGCTCGGTTTGTCCAAGTTTGGCCGCATCGCCAAGGGCATCGCCTCGCGCCTACAGATCCAGGAGCGCATGGTGCAGCAGATCGCCGCGGAAGTGATGCGCCTCACCGGCTCGCCGGACGTGGCGGTGCTGGCCCAGGGAGAGCACCTGTGCATGACGATGCGCGGGGTGCGGACGCCCTCCATCATGACCTCCTCCGTGATGGAGGGCGTGTTCCGCGACCGGCCCGAGGCCCGCGCGGAGTTCATGAGCATCGCCAAGAGGTAGACCATGCCCGGTGTCGGGATCAAGGAAATCTGTCGCGTGCTGGCCGGGGACGGCAACCCGCCCCTGACGCCCGAGCGCATCAGGCAGCTCGTGAACGAGGGGATGCCCAAGGCGGGGCGGAACGAATACGACGCCGTGCGCTGCATGTTCTGGTATCTGGGCAAGGTTCGGCGCATGGTCTCCCACAAGGAGACCGAGAACGCCGACGGCTCGGCCTCCGGCATCCGGGCGGAGCGGAAGCGCCTACTGAAGGTGCAGGCCGACCGCGAGGAGCTGGAGCTCGCCCAGCTCCAGGGGCGCCTCGTGGCGGTAGAGGACTGGGAGAAGGCGACGGCGGACATCGTGGCGGCGGCAAAGGCGCGGCTGCTGGCGGTGCCCGCCCGCGTGGCTCCGCGCGTCCTTGGTGAGACCTCGCGCGTGATGGTCCAAGGCCTGATCGAGAAGGAGATCAAGGAGGCCCTTCAGGCGCTCGGCGAGGTGAAGTGATGGAGAGCCACCCGACAGCCCTGGCGGCCCTGGAGGGGGCCAAGGGCCGCGTTCGGGCGCTGTGGATGCCACCGCCGGACCTGACGGTGAGCCAGTGGGCGGAGCGGTTCCGCGTGATGGTCAAGGGCACCACGTCGCGCCCTGGCCCATGGCGCAGTGAGGCCTACCAGCGGGAGATCATGGACGCACTGTGCGACCCCCTCGTGACCGAGGTGGTGTGCATGAAGAGCACTCAAATCGGCTGGTCCGAGATCCTGAACAACATCGTCGGCTACTACATCGACCTCGACCCCAAGCCCATGATGTTCGTGGTGCCGCGCGAGAACGACTCGAAGGACTACGGCCGCAAGCGCATCGCGCCAATGATCAACGCCTGCCCCGCGCTGAAGGAGAAGGTGCGAGAGGCCAAGGCGCGCAAGGGCGGGAACACGCTTCAGCTCAAGGAGTTTCCAGGCGGCTTCCTAAAGCTCACGGGCGCCAACTCCGGCGCCGGCCTGCGGTCGGACCCGGTGCCACTGGTCCTCTTCGATGAGGTGGACGCATACCCGGACGACGTGAATGGAGAGGGCGACCCCATCGAGATCGGAACACGCCGCACCGACCAGTATCCAGACTTCAAAATCCTGAAGGGCAGCACCCCGGGCAAGCCGAAGGGAAGCAGCCGCATCGAGAAGGACTGGGAGCGGTCGGACCAGCGGCGCTTCTACGTGCCGTGTCCCTACTGTGGCCACCTTCAGCCGCTCTGGTGGACGGACCCCAAGACGAAGGAGCACCGGCTCGTCTGGGACGTGGACGTGGACGGCCAGGTCATCAAGTCTTCGGTGCGCTACGTGTGCGCCAAGTGTAGGAAGGGCATCCAGGAGCGGCACAAGCAGCAGATGCTCGACGGCGGGCGCTGGATCGCGCAGCACCCGGGACGGCCTGTGGTCGGCTTCCACATCAACGCGCTCTACAGCCCGTGGAAGGAGAACTGGCACACCCTGGCCCAGGAATGGGTAGATGCCCAGGGAGACAAGGAAGCACTCAAGGCCTTCATCAACCTGCGGCTCGGTGAGACATGGGAGGAACAGGGCGAGACGCAGGACAAGGACAGCCTCAAGGAGCGCCTAGAGCCCTACGCCGCGGAGGTGCCGGACACGGTGGCCTGCCTCACGATGGCGGTGGACGTGCAGGACAACCGCCTCGAGGCCGTGGTGAAGGGGTGGGCCCCAGGCGAGGAGTCCTACCTCGTTGCCTACGAGGTCTTCTGGGGCGACCCGAGCACGGACACGGGCGTCTGGGAGGACGTGGAGGAGCTGCGCACGCGCACCTGGACCCGGGCCGACGGGATCAAGATGCAGGTCATGCTGACCGTGGTGGACAGCGGCGGCCACCACACGGATGCGGTCTACGACTACGTGCTGCCTCGGCAGAACCTCCGCACCAGGGTCTTCGCCATCAAGGGCGTGGAGTTCAACTCGAAGCCCGTGCTCGCGGCGGAGGGAACGACCAAGCGCGCCGCCGTGCGCCTCTACACCATCGCCACACACCAGGCGAAGGACCGCATCTTCGCCCGCCTGAAGATTCCGCAGCCCGGCCCGGGCTACATGCACCTCCCTGAGTGGACGACCGAGGAATACCTGGCGCAGCTCACCGGCGAGAAGCGCATCGTGGTCACGAACAAGCGGACGAAGACCAAGAAGACCGTCTGGGTGAAGACGCACAGCCGCAACGAGGCGCTGGACCTGGAGGTCTACAACCTGGGCGCCCTCTTCATCCTCCAGACCTACCTGGCCCCGGGCGTGTTCCGCGACCTGTCCGCGCTGCTTCAGGCGACGAAGGACGGAGGCGTCGTGTCCGCTCCATCCAGGGGCAGGCGCTTCCGCTCCGCGGGCATCGGCTGACATGAAAAAGCCCCGGTCGAAACCGGGGCTCCCAGTCCCCCACTGGAAGGAGGCCCCATGAGGCCCAACCCGAGACCAGCCTAACCCAGGGACCAGGCCCGTCAAGCCGTTGAAACAAATCTACATTTTGAGAATGTAGAGGGCGGGACGTAGCCTTGCGCTATGGCTGGACTGGACCTTGCAACTGCCCAGGCGCACCTCGACCAATGGATCGCGGCAGACCTCGCCGTGGCCAGTGGACAGTCCTACACCATCGGCGGCAGGTCCCTCACCAGGGCCAACGCTGCCGAGATCCGCAAGAACATCGACTACTGGAACCGCTGGGTTCAGCGGCTGTCCAATGGCTCCGGCATGACCGTCCGGCTCGGGGTGCCGAATGACTGACGTGAAGCAGAAGACGCTTATGGACGAGTTCGCGTCCTGGATCAGCCCCTCCTGGGGCCTTCGTCGTCTAAGGGACCGGACCATGATGGCCGTCGCTGGCGGCTACCTGGCGGGCCGTGTGGACCGCCGCAGCATGTCCAAGTGGAAGACCTCCACCGGCAGCGCAGACGCCGACATTCTGCCGGACCTCCCCACCATGCGGGAACGGTCCCGGGACCTGGTGCGCAACAGCCCCATCGGGGGCGGCGCCGTCGCGGGCGTGGTGAACTCGGTGGTCGGCACCGGCCTCGCCATGCAGAGCAACATCGACCGGGAGGCCCTGGGCCTTTCCGAGGAGCAGGCCGCCGAGGTCCAGAAGTTGATTGAGCGCGAGTTTCGGCTGTGGGCCGACACCACCGACTGCGACGTGGCGCGCGCTCTCGACTTCTACGGGCTCCAGGAACTGGCGTTCCGCTCAACCCTCGAGTCCGGCGATTGCTTTGCGCTGCTCCCCATGGCGCAGACCATGGGCTCCATCTACACCCTGAAGGTGCAACTGCTGGAGGGCGACCGCGTGAGCCAGCCCAAGGGCGAGAAGGAGACCAACCGCTTCGCCGGCGGCGTGGAGCTGGACGACCTGGGGGCCCCTGTGCGCTACCACGTCCGCACCAGCCACCCTGGCGACATCAGCGGGTCCAAGGACGAGTGGAAGCCCTACGATGCCTTCGGCAAGAAGACCGGGCGCCGGAACGTGCTGCACCTCTACCGCAAGCTCCGGCCCGGACAGACCCGAGGGGTGCCCTAC